GTATATTTTCCGTGTTGATTATACTCATACTGCCACCCTAACTCCAAGGACCTCTTTTGTTTGTACAGGTCTTCGGTCATTACTAACCTCCTCATAGGTTATTCTACGGGGAGTGTCTTTAAACATTCCCGTTGATTCCCACTTTATACTCTTATCTCCTAATTTGTCAAGGATAGAGTGTTCAATAGATTCAGGATTATCCTCCGCTAAAACTTCAAATTTAGTGTGATAATCATAAGCCCAGATGTGTATTAGGAATTTTTTAAGCATTTCTTACCTTATTTACAAATTGTGGCGGAACTATGTCCCGCCACAAAATATTATTTTATATTACGCGCCTTCAACTCCGAAGATACCTCTATAGTCGGATACTCCAAACGAGTATCTTTCTCTAGCTTTGTATCTAACGTTACCAGTATCAAAGTCACCTTCCATTGCAGTTGTCAATGGTGCTCTAGTGAACATTTTCATACCGTTAGGACAATCTGTAATGATGTACCATGAGTCAGAATCAGTTAAGAAATTGTTCACTCTATAACCTTGAGGAACCATTCCCATTGATCTAACAGCATTGATATCATTATCAGCTGTACCAGTTCTACCTTGAGATTTTAATAATCTCTCAGCTGCGAACTGATTAGCAGAAGGAATAATCATTTTCATTCCTTTAGCTGCCACTCTTAACCCACGTTCATCAGTAAATGCAGCAATGTCAATCAATGCTTGCTCTAAAGATGTTTCATTTAAGTCTGCTTGCGTAGTCAAAGTGTTTTTAACACTAGTTCCAGACACAGTTGTGTGTGAAGTGTTAAATAATGAAACAGCATCTCCTGAATCAAAACCGTCTGTAGTTGGTAGACCGTTATTTAAAGGTGCTGCTGCTTTCACTTGTTTTGCATTAGACATAGATCTTGCTAAGGCTTTTGTATATCTAGAAGAAATTTTATCGTAGAGATTATCTTCGATAGCTTCTTCCGTGATAGCAAATGCTAAAGCAATTGTATCGTGTGTGTAACGAGCTGTGTAAGTTTCTTGAGACTGATCGTAATTTACGCCAGACCCTTCAACTTTCACGTTTGCGTTTGCGAAACCACTTAACATTACTTCCTCTTCGAAAGCTCTGTCAGATGATTCGTTGGTATAAATCTCAGCGTGCTGATTATCATACCTTTTGTACTCCAGACCGAATAGTGCATTCAGGCCTGGCTCTAACTCTTTAACGAGTTGTGCTCTTGATATTGCCATTTTATGCTCCTAAGTTCCAGACCCGACAAATTCGGACAAGTTTTGTACAACTTCCAAAGAAACGTACGCAGCAGTTAAATCGCTGTTTTCTGTTTCTTCAGCACTTCTTAGTAATCTCCAAGAGTGTGAAGTTGCATTCGTTGCCCCAATATCAAGTGTTGTTGACGATCTTCCAGTTGTAGTGCTTCCGCCTGTATTAGCAGTTACAGAATACGTTTCCATAAACAATACATGAGCCGCAGGAACGTCTGACGCTACTGCTGCATCTGATGCAATTGTGTATTTTTGGAAAGGATAATCATTAACAAACGCTTGTGTGTCTTCGCTGTTTGCTGGAGTAATTGTTGCGTCATACCAATGCGCCCAAGTGGGTTTATTAGTAGAAGCTGCATTATAGTAGATTCCATACAGAACACCCATCGTTGTAACGGTAGTTGCACTTTCACCAGTAATCATATAACCGCCTGTCGATTTCATCGCCATGCCATTAAAAAGATTAACTGTTGCTGCAGAATCAATCCAGTATTGAGAAAGACCTTGAGTCGCAGGTGTATTACCTAACGTCCCAGATTGTCTTAGACCAAAACCGGCACTGTTTCTATTTGCCATGTTATTACTCCTTATGTGACCTGTCCTTGCGGACCTCCAGTCACGGTTGATTTAAATCGGATAGTTTAAGAAAATTAACTTTTCTTTGTACCACCGAAGGTTGTGCGAGACTGCCTATCAACGTTGATTGGCATACTCTTATGCTCTTCCTTCATTAAATCGTTTTCTATTGCTTCTTCCTGACCTTCAGCTTGTCTTTTGAAGTATTCAGTTCGAGATTGCGCGATTTCCTCAGGTACCCTTGCGAGCAAAAGGCCACCGACCCCAATGACTCCTGCGTATTTACCATCAGTGACTACGGGATAATCAGAATCTTTATATTCATCGGCTCTAACCAATTCATATCCAGATCTTAATCTTCCAGAGATATTTTTAGAATCGTGAAATCCTAAACTCTCTGCCCGTATCCATCTGTGTCGGAATCCATCCGGCGCAGGCGGTGCATCTAGAGAAGATGGAGGAGTCCATACTTTAGGTCTTTCAGTTTTAGACCTTTCTGAACTCGCACGAGAAGTTACTTTATTTTCTTTTTCTTTTTTCATATGCTTATGCTCCTTCCGTGAGTTTTAATTGTTTTGCATACTCTTCGAGTGGCACACCTAATTTTTTAGCTATTGCTACCTGTGATGATGTGAGTCTCACAGTTCTGCGTCCTGGTTTTACACTTCTATTAGCCGAAGCAACTGACTGAACAGGTCTAGACGTTTCTACATCCCCACCTTTAGCAAATTTATGAGGAAAGTCAACTTCTATTCTTTTATTTATTTCTTCATAATATTCAGTTGATTTTGGGTCATAGCCCTCATTATCTACTAAATCTTTGTGGATTTCAAAAGCAGTGAACGTCATTGCTCTGTCTTTACCAAACCAGGTGTTTTTAGAAGCCCAAGCCTCTGCCTGTGGGTCTGGAGTAGGTAATGTAGTAGGTGTTTGTCTCTCGTAATTTGTATCTTGAGACAAATCTGCTTTTGGTGGTTGTGGTGTCTTAGTATCTTTTAAAACATTCAATCTCGCCGCATCAATTGACAAAGAAGCAATTTTTTTATTTGCTTCTACTTGTCCCGCAGCATTTCCTGTTTCAATAGCCGTCGCAAGTTCTTTTTGCGCTGACTCCATTCCAGTAGTAACTCTAGAGTCAAATTGTTTTACATAATCACTGTTGATTTGATCATACTTAGATTCTGCAAATTTTCTTTTTTGATCTACAGCTTTAGCGTATTCAGTAGCAGCAGCTTCTCTTCTTTCTGCTTCTCTCATTTTACGAGTTAGTTTCGCAATACGAGATTGTACACCTTTACTATAGTCTTCTAGTTTTTCGTCTTCTTTTGTTTCGCTTGTCTGAACATCCGGCTGCTCACTAGGTTTCGCAGGTGCGTCTTCAGGTTTAGCAGTGTCTGTAATAGTTTCTTCATTTGTGCTTCCTTCTTCTGTTGGTACTTTTTCTGTTGGTACTTGATTTATATTTTCCTCTGGTAAATTAACTTCGGTCTCTGGACCTGAAGTATCTATATCTACCATCGGTTCTTCTTTTTTTATTTTATTTGCTTCTGGCATAGTTCCTTCCTATGTTAATATTTGTGCAGGATATCTGTTGGATCCTGTACAGTTGCTAAAATTTCATCTTCATTTAAAAGACGAACTTCTCCACCTTCAATTTCTATACGTGATCCTGCATAACGCGCAAAGACCACCCAATCACCGACCGCGCACCATGGACCGTTTGGATATCTCTCTTTATCCTTATAACAAGAGTCTCCCATCGCAAGTACGCTTCCGCATTGTGATGCAACTTGTTGTCTGTCTACAGTTTCATTGCCTAGTAAGATTCCGCCTTTTGTTTTTTCATCTATTCTGAATGGTAAAACAAGCATTCTCCAACCAGTAGGTTTGGGTAATTTTGTTGTTTCTTTTGTAACTTCTTTTTGTTCTTCTGATTTTTTTAAACCAACTAAATCTTTATTTGGTAGTGTTATTTTTGGGTCTGTGGTCCCCAATATCGATGACTGTTCCTTCATTTTGCTCCTTCTGATTAAGCAGGTTAGAGATTTCCTGTTTAGTTGCCTCTAAGGCATTTATTTGTCCTAATATATACTTATAATTTTCCATGGTGTCAACCCCAGTTGTTATAAGTATAGTTAAGCTATCTAATTTATTCTTTATTAGCTTTAATACTTTTTCTAATTCCATATTATTTTTTATCCTTACGCCGACTGTAAATTAATTGCAGAAGGTCCTTTTTCACCGTTCTCAACTTCAAATGTTAATGTATCGCCTTCACGTAACTCTAAGTTTGCAGTTCTAGCAGCTGACGAATGTACAAAAACATCTTTTTCTTTGTCATCACGTGCTATAAATCCATAACCTTTAGTCGAATTAAACCATTTTACTTTTCCGTTTATACTCATTTTATTTTTCTCCTTTCTTATTTTTTATCTTTACCATTTCTAAATATTTGTGTTCCTTTTATACCAAAAATACTCGCACATACAAGTATCCATAAATTTGTAAACCATGATGGTAGTGCCGCAAAATGTTCGAAGAACATATTTATCTTGTCCATCGCGTTTGGATCATCTG